GCACTGCCACAAGAAGGTGATATGGCTGAAGACGGTTTCTTCGTACAAGACCCAGAATCTGGCCTTGGTTTCGAAATCCGTATGTACAAACAATATCGACAAGTCAAGTATGAGCTTGCTCTAGCTTGGGGTTGTGATGTTATGAAACCTGAAAACTTAGCCCTGTTAATTGGTTAAGCGTTTCCCGCTCCCTCCGGGGAGCACTTATTTTTTACACAATAAAGGTAATTATATATGACAACAGTATTCGTCCCGGCTGGTCAAGCGTTAACATTAACCGCTATCAGCGCTGGTAGTTATTACCTTATTGGTAACCCAGGGGATGCCCCTGGTGCACCAGTTGCTATATTAGCTGCAGCTTCTGCAGTGATTGGTCCATTTAATGATAGTCGTGAATACGCCTACTTGAGTAATAACGATGATATGTCTGCCTCCTTAGCTGTTAGTGGTTTTATGACAGCTGCTGATGATGGTGTTACGAGTGATATACAAACACAGATTGACGATAAGCAAGCAATTGTAGTTCTTACTAATGTGGGGGCTGTTAGCGCTGGGTCAGTGGCAACAGAAAGAGGGAATCTTGCTCAGCATAAAACAACCTTAGCGGTTAACAGTACGCTACCTGCGATAGCCGGTGGTGCTGATTTATCAGTTGGTAAACTACTTTATACCTTCCCTGCTGGAGCAATCATTGTTCATAGTGCATATATGAGTATGGGTATTACACAGACGGAAGGTTTTATTAACGCAGACACTCCTGATGTTGGACTGGGTACAACTATTGCTTCGGGTGTAAATGCTCTTTTAAGTGACACAGCCGGTGCTGAGAATATATTAACAGGTCAAACAGCTAATAATTGTACAGGAACGGCCGAAGTTAAAACTGTTGCTGATCAAATTCTAGTTATTGAGGCTGCAGGAGCCCACACAGTGTATTTTAATGTTGCTGATGGTTGGGCCGCAAGCGGTGATGCCGCTGCTCTAATGGTGGGCACGGTCGTATTAAACTGGTCATTTGTAGCATAATCTGAGATAACAATTAATGACAACAATATTTGTACCACATGGCCAAGCATTAACACTATCATATACTAGTGCTGGTAGTTATTACGTTATAGGCAATCCTGGTGAGAACCCCGGAGCCCCTGTTTTTGTTAGCATTAATACTACGGTTATTGTTGGCCCATTTAATGATAATAGAGAATATGCTCTTCTTAGTAACAATAACGATTTAGTATATAGTTTAGCAGAGAGTGGGGTTATAACATCGGATGATGATGCGGCTATTGCCCTATTGGCCCCAAAAGCCTCTCCTACGTTCACGGGGACAGTTATTCTGCCTTCCACAACATCGATAGGGACTGTATCTAATACGGAAATTAGTTATCTTGATGGTGTAACCAGTCCTATACAAACACAGATAGACACTAAACCATCTACATTTTTATTAATTGGAGCATAGCTTATGGCAGTTGTAACTAAAGTGTTGGGACAAGTTATCCCAAGCGCTGCTTCATTATCCACATTATATACTGTTCCGGCTCTCACCACTGCCATATGTTCAACGCTTGTTGTATGCAACCAATCTGTAACACCCACAACGTTCAGAGTGGCTGTAAGAGTTGCAGGGGTTTCTATAGAATCAAAGCAATATTTATATTATGATGTCGCTATACCCGGCAGTGAAACATTCACAGCTACATTAGGTATAACCCTTGGTGCTGCTGATGTTGTGAGTGTTTATGCAACACTAGCAACACTATCTTTTAACTTATTCGGGCAGGAGATATAATATGTCACAGGGATACGTTAATAAGAAGACAGTTGACGGTATAGTGGGTATAGATGGTTCAAACATATCTGCATTTGGGGATATTATAACTGCAAAGCTAGAACCCGTTGTACAGATAGATTTCGTGTACGGTATTAATAATCAGCTTGGGGAAACATCCATAACTACAACCGGTGTTGCTGATACATCATCCTCTCGGTTAAGACTCCAAACCGGTACAGGCGCTGCTGGTGCAGCCACACTACAATCCTTTCTTATAGCTAGATATCGTACCGGTGAAGGTATGATAGCCCGTTTTTCCTGCGTCTGGTCATCAAGTGCAGCAGACTCTACACAGGTTGTAGGAGCTGGGACAACATCTGATGGATATTTCTTCGGTTATAATGGTACTTCCTTTGGTGTGTGTCGGAGAAAGTCCGGGTCTGATAACTGGGTAGAACAAACTGCCTGGAACGGTGATAAATGTGACGGTACAGGGGCCAGTGGTTTTAACTGGGTTAAGACAAACGGTAACGTAATGATGATTAGATACCCATTTTTAGGATACGGTAATATTACATTTTGGGTGCAGAATTCAGAAACTTCTTTATGGATATTATGTCACACAATTAAATATACAAATAGTTCTGCACTGGTTCAGGTAGATAATCCGTCATTAAGGATATTTGCAAAGGTTATTAACACGGGTAATACATCTAATTTAATAATGTACATGGGTTCAGGGGCTATTTTTATATCCGGTGAGCGTGGGTTCTTTGGCCCTCAGTTTGGTGTTGACTCTTTAAAGAATAGTATCACCACAGAAGCAAACCTTATAAATATTAGAAATTGTACAACATATAATGGTGTTTATAATACAGGGTTATTAAGACTTAGGTCTTTATCCTGCGCTACAGATAACGGAAATGGATTAGCAACGATTAGGTTTAAGACAGGGGTAACCCTTGGTGGAACTCCTGTATTCACACCCGTTTCTGGTAGTACGGCTGATAACGGGGTTACAATAACATCGGGAAACGGGGTTGCCTCTTATGATGTTGCAGGTACAGGTACGTCGGGATTAACAATATTTAATGTATGCTTAGCTCGTAACTCAAACTTGGTTTATGATTTAACACCATTTAATCTGTTTATTCTACCTGCACAGACCCTTTCAATAACAGCATTCAGTGCTTCGAGTTCATCAATACAAGTGGCGTTAAATTGGCAAGGTGATATGTAATGGCAATTATAGTTGAAGACGGTACAGGGGTTACAGGAGCTAATAGTTATGTCTCTACGACAACCCTAACAACCTTTGCAACAGCACGAAGTGTTACACTAACAGCGGGCGCTGAAACTTTACTAATTCAGGCGATGGATTATATTGAATCACAAAGATACAAAGGGTTAAAGGTTGGATACACACAAGTATTACAATGGCCTAGATACGACGTCTATATTGACGGTTATTATGCCACACCAACAGATATACCACAACAATTAAAAGACGCCTTGTGTCATGCAGCTATAGCAGTTGATCAAGGAACAGATTTATTACAAGATGCTTCTAGGACAACGTCTATGGAAAAGGTAGGGGATTTAGAAGTGCATTATGCCCCCGGGTCTTTATCTTCTCCAATAAACGTGAAGATACAAAATGCATTATATAAGTTATTAGATGGCGGCGGAAGTATTAGAGTGGGTAAGGGATAATGTCATTTGCTACCGATTTAAAAGCCACTGCCCTTTCCCTCCTTACCACTTATGGTAGGTCGATAGTGTTTACACGTGTAGTAGAAGGTAGTTACGTTACTACTACCAGTGCAGTGGGCGCAGGGACAACAACGACATACACCGTATACGGCCATACGAGCCCCTATAAGGCAGCGAATATTGATGGGGTCACTACCCAACGGGGAGACATAGAAGTCTTGATATACAGCCCCACAGAGCCCTTAGTGGGCGATTCTGCAGCCATTGATACATTGAGCTATAGAGTGTTGTCAATTCAGAAGTTAAATGCACAGGGTGTGAACATAGCTTACAAACTCCAGCTACGAGTATAAAGATGGCAACAAATTATGAAGAGTTCTTGAAGAAGTTTAAAGAGAATCAGCAGCTAGTGTTAAATGCCTGTAAGAAGACAATTGATGCCACAGTGCTGGGTATGTATAAGAAGATTATAGATAGAACACCGGTGGGAAATCCCACCTTATGGCACCCTCCATATTGGCCGAAGGGATATACTCCAGGACAATTAAAGTCGAGCTGGCAGATATCATTCAACGGTGTACAACGCGCGAACACTGGTAGGTTCTCTAGTGCTTCCCAAACGTTAGCAGGTGGTGGTGTTAGTTTAAAGGTTGATTCAGGTAATAAGAACGTTGTAGTGATTTCAAACCCACAACCTTACGCAGCTCGGATTGAGTATGGCTCATGGAGTTCTCAAGCACCAGCTGGGATGATGAGAATTACAGTGGCAGAATTCGTTAGTATTAATGATCATAATGCTGCACAATATAGGATTAGCTAATGGGTTCTTTTAGTAATATACAAAGAGGTTTAGATACCACCCTGGCAACTCTTGGTGGGCTTCCCGCTGTTGCATGGGCCAATGTTAATTATAAACCGGTGTTAGGTACAACATACTTAAGACCTTCTGTATTACCGGCTTCAAGCACGTTGATGACTTTGAACGAAGTCAGAAGGAACCCTGGGATATATCAAGTTGATATATTTACAGAGGCTGAAAAGGGATTATCCGCAGGGCTCACTTTAGCGGATAGCATTAAAGCACTTTTTGAGGCCGCAAGGCGCATCACGTCTGGGTCTGACACAATCTTTATTAAGCAAATCAGTTTAGGACAAGGAGAAAGACAAGACTCCTGGAATCACATCTTCGTCGAAATAAATTATGAATGTTACTCACTATAGGAATATATAAACATGGCCGCACCAGTACCAGTACTATGTCAAGGCACAACCTTCTCTTTCAATGCCATTGCTCTAGGCGGTGTTATAGGAATGAGTGGGTTGGGCTCCGGAAAAGCTAAAGAAATTGATGTCACGACATTAGCTTCTACCGCTAAAGAATTTTTACCAGGTCTAAAAGACAGCGGTGGATTCACATTAGATTTGATTCGCAATGGAGATGATGTTGGACAAATAGAACTGCTTGTTGAGCTTGCAGCTCAGTTACCAAAAGTGATGATTGTAACATTGCCTACTTCAACAAATAATATTGCTACATTCACTTGCTTCGTCACATCATTAACATCTGATGCGTCGGCCGATGGTGTTATCACGGGTAAGGCTGAGTTCAGAATCACTGGCGCCATTGTCTGGTCTTAATAACGGAAAGAGGGATTTATGTTACTTAATAAAAATGATATATTTGCTTCAAAAGATTTAACGTTCCGTGAGGTAGAGATACCTCAATGGGGCGGGAATGTACGCATTAAAGTTATGTCGATTGCGGAACAAATTGCATTTGAAAGATTAAATAAATCTAAGAAAGATGATAGCGAGTTGGTTTTTGCACTACTGTCACAATGCTGTATTGATGAAGATGGAAATCATCTTTTTAATGAAGATGACATATCTGAGTTAAATAAAAAATCCTCTACACCCGTACTTACACTCTTTAAAGCATGTTTAGATTTAAACTCAATGAATCAGGTTGATTTAGATAAACAAGCAAAAAACTCCTAGCGCATCCTTTCGAGCACTTTACGTTTACACTCGCTAAAAGTTTAGGTATGACCAAGCGACAGTTAAACGAAACAATGGATGCGCAAGAAGTGCTCGAGTGGATGGTGTACGAAATGTCAATCGATTGTGATAAGAATAAGCAATATATGAAAGAGCTAGCAGACGAAAAGGCACGTAGTATGTCTCTCTATGATGAAGCACAGGCTATTAAAAATATGTTATTAATGTTAGGTGGTAAATAATGGCCTTGGTCGCGGAGTTAGTCACAGAACTTAAAGTAAAGGATATAGGTTTCCATAGTGCCATGAAAGGCGCTGCGGCGGCTGTTGGAATCTTCGTGGCTGCTACTGCTGCTATTTATAAAGTGGTGGATAGTACTACCGAACGCATTGACAATATGGCAAAGAGTGCTGAACGACTTGGGGTTTCTTTAGAGGCCTTTCAGGGTTTAGGATTTGCAGCTAAAATCGGCAATAGTGATATTGAAACACTAACCGCTGGTATGACAAAGCTCGCTCGGTCTGTAGATACTAGTGTACACAGCGCAAACAATTCTGGTGATGCTTTTGCTCGCCTAGGCCTGAAGGCTTCTGATTTACAAAAACTCTCATTAGACAAACAGTATATTGCTGTAGCTGATGCGATGTCTAACGTTGCAAATGCTGGTGAAAAAATAGCATTGTCACAAGCCCTTTTTGGGAAGGGTGGCGCGAAGCAACTTACAATTATGCGTGAAAACCTTCGTGGGCTATCTGATGAGTATAAAAGTTTAAATTTATCAATCACTGAACAACAAGCTGCGCAAGCAGATGCATTTCAGGATTCAAAGACAAGATTAGAATCTATATTTAGTGGGTTCATGGGACAGGTTGGTTCTCAACTAGCGCCCGCGTTTACAACAATAATTGACGGGATAACAGGTTCTGTCTCTAAGATGGCCGACCTTCGGGAGGCTTCAAAAAGTGTTGCTAGTGCCGTTATTGGTTCTTTTAAATTCATGTCCGATGGATTAGGTGTATTCTTAACTGCATTTGATGTTGTCATAAATAAGTTTAATGCATTTTCAGACCATTTTAAAAACACAAGTGCGGGTGTTGGTCAATTTTTAGCGGGTGTTACGGGTAATGCAGCTAGTTATAAAATGCCAGCTAAATCCACATCATCACAATCTGAGATGGGGATGTTTGGGGCAAACCTCTCCGCTTTAGCTGAGAAAGCACAGAATGCTATTTTTGAGCCAATGAAAAGCAGTGCTCTTACCGCATCACAATCCTTAGATAAATTTTCAGATGTCGCAGTAAAAGCCTCTTCTCAGATATCTACTATGTTAAGTAGT